ACTGGACTACTGCAACAGCTTATTATGTTCGTGATTTAATTAAAGATACTTCTAATAATAATATTTATATTTGTAATACAGCACATACATCTACAGGATCACAACCTATATCTTCTAATGCTGATGTGGCTAAATGGAGTTTAATAGTTGATGCAGCTTCTGCTAGTACGTCTGCAAATGCTGCAGCTAACTCTGCTTCTAATTCATCTAATTCTGCAAACACATCTGCAAACCATGCTAGTAACAGTTCTAACCACGCATCTAACAGTTCTAATTTTGCAAACAATTCATCTAACTCAGCTAATTCATCTGCAACTTATTTAGCAGGTGTTGCTGCCAATGCTTCTAACAGTTCTAACTTTGCAAATAATTCTAGCAACAGTGCAAACTCAGCTTCAAATCATTCTAGTAATAGTTCTAACTTTGCTAACAATAGTTCTAACTCTGCGAATACATCTTCTAATCATGCATCCAATAGTTCTAATCATGCGTCTAATGCTTCAAATTCAGCAAACTCTGCATCTACAAGTGCAACGACTGCAACTACTCAAGCTGGATATGCTTCATCAAATGCTACAACTGCTACAACACAAGCAGGTTATGCAACATCTAATGCAACAGCGGCTTTAGGATATTCTAGTAACTCATCTAATTTTGCTAATAACTCTAGCAATCATGCTTCTAACTCTAGTAATTTTTCTAACAACTCTAGTAACTTTGCTAATACTGCATCTAATGCTGCTAACGCTGCAAATAGTGCAAGAGATTCTGCATTAGCTGCTTATGATAATTTTGATGATAGATATTTAGGATCTAAAACATCTGATCCAACTTTAGATAATGATGGAAATGCTTTAGCTGGTGGTGCTTTATATTTTAATTCAATAGATAATGTAATGAAAGTATATACAGGATCTTCTTGGGTTGCTGCTTATGCTTCATTATCTGGTGCTTTATTAGCTGCTAATAATTTATCTGATTTAGCATCTAATTCTTCTGCAAGAACTAATTTAGGTTTAGGAACTATTGCTACATTAGCTGCTCCATCTGGAACAGTTGTTGGAACTTCTGATTCTCAAACATTAACAAACAAAACTTTAACAACTCCTGTAATATCTTCAATAAGTAATACTGGAACATTAACATTACCAACTTCAACTGATACTTTAGTTGGTAGAGCAACTACAGATACATTAACTAATAAAACATTAACATTACCTACTATTGATAATATTAAAATTGGATATACAACAACTGCTACAGCAGCTGGTACAACTACATTAACAGTATCAAGTAACTATAAACAATATTTTACTGGATCAACTACACAAACTGTTGTGTTGCCAGTTGTAAGTACATTAACACTTGGACATACTTTTGAAATTCATAACAATTCAAGTGGTTCGCTTACAGTAAATTCTTCTGGTTCTAATTTAGTAGGAACTATTCAAGCAAACACAACTGCAGTATGTACTTGTATTTTAGTTACTGGAACAACCGCTGCTTCTTGGGATTTTGATGTAACTGGATTTACTTCTGCTTTAGCTACTACAAGAGGTGGAACAGGATTAACAACTATTGGAACTTCATTGCAAGTATTAAGAACTAATAGTGGTGCTACTGCATTAGAGTTTGCAACTATATCTACTGGAACAGCTTGGCAATCAGTTCAGACAACTGGATTCACAGCAACTGCTGGTTATGGTTATCCTTGTAATACAACTTCATCTGCATTTACAGTAACATTACCTGCATCTCCAAGTGTTGGAGATTATGTTCAAATAGTAGATTATGCAGGAACTTTTGCTACAAACAATCTTACTATTACATCAACTTTAAAAATAAATGGTTCTGATAATGACGTTAAACTTACGACAAATAGAGAAGGTTCAACATTAACTTACGTAGATTCTACACAAGGTTGGGTTGCTTCTTCAGGAGTTAATGAAGGTACATCACCTTCTTTAACAGATATTCCATCACCTTATTCAGTAGATTTTTTAGTAATAGCTGGCGGTGGTGGTGCTGGTGGTGGAACTGGCAGTCATGGTGGTGGAGGAGGTGCTGGAGGATATAGAACATCAACTCAAACAGTTAGTCCAGGAACAGTAATTACAGTAACAGTTGGAGATGGTGGTGCAGGTGCTACTTCAAAAAATGGTAGTCAAGGAAGTAGTAGTTCAATATCAGGTTCAGGTTTAACAACAATAACTTCAGCTGGAGGAGGATATGGTGCTGGAGATACTAGACCAAGTTCTCCTGGTGGTGCTGGTGGTTCTGGTGGTGGAGGTTCAATGTTTACTGGTGGAGGATCAAGTCCAGGGGGAGCAGGTAACACTCCAAGCACATCACCAAGTCAAGGAAATAATGGTGGTACATCAATAGGTGATACTAGTCCAAATTATGGAACAGGTGGAGGAGGTGGTGCAGGCGGTGTAGGTAGTAATGGTACATCCACAGCTGGTGGTAATGGTGGAAATGGTACAGCTAGTTCAATAACTGGTTCATCTATTACAAGAGCAGGTGGAGGTGGAGGAAATAGTTACTCAGGAGGAACAGGTGGAACTGGAGGTACTGGAGGAGGCGGTAATGGTTCAAATGCAGTTGGAGCTGGTACAGCTGGAACTGCAAATACTGGAAGTGGTGGTGGTGGTAGTGAAGCAACAACAGGTGGTGCAGGTGGAAAAGGAGTTGTTATATTAAGTTTACCAACTGCTTCATATTCAGGAACTTCTACAGGTTCGCCAACAGTTACAACATCTGGTAGTAATACAATTTTACAATTTAATGGATCAGGGAGTTACACAGCATAATGGCTAGTTTTGCAAAAATAGGATTAAATTCAAAAGTAATAGAAGTTCTTTCAGTAGTTAATGAAGTTTTACATGACTCTAATGGAATTGAACAAGAATCTATTGGAATTGATTTCTTAACTAAATTAACTGGTTATCCAGTATGGAAACAAACATCTTATAATACTCATGGTGGAGTTCATAATAATAATGGAACACCTTTTAGAAAAAATCATGCAGGAATAGGTTATACTTATGATGAAGATAGAGATGCTTTTATTCCTAAGAAACCTTTTAACTCTTGGATATTAAATGAAGATACTTGTCTTTGGAATGCACCAGTTTCTTATCCACAAGATAATAATAATTATACTTGGAATGAATCAACATTGACTTGGGATTTAGTAGAAGTATAATATTTTAAAAAACGAAAGGAAGGAAAGTGGAAGCAACAATCAATGGAATATTCCCAACACCAATCTACATATCAAAAATAAATAGAGAACTTACAAATAAAGAATTATCATTTATTTATAAAACTAAATTAGATGTTTATAAAAATGAAGGTAATACAACATCTAACGATAATTACATTCTAAATCACAAATTATTTACAGAATTAAAAACAGATTTAGATTTAAGAGTTAAAGATTATTTTGAAAAAGTTATTTCACCAGCTAATAACATTACACCTTATATTACTCAGTCTTGGTTAAACTACACTGAAACAAATCAGTATCATCATAAACATGCTCACCCTAATTCATTAGTATCAGGAGTTTTTTATATTAACTGCCATGAAGAATATGATAAGATTAAGTTTTTTAATAATAATTATAAAACAATTGAACTAGAAGTTAAAGATTGGAATTTATACAACTCAGAAACTTGGTGGTTTTCTGTAAAGACTGGAGATGTGATATTATTCCCATCTTCATTAACTCACATGGTAGAAACTAAACAAGGAGATAATACTAGAATTAGTCTTGCTTTTAATGTCTTTATAAAAGGAACTGTTGGTAATAATAAAAACCTAACTGAACTTATATTATGACAGTTAAAAAACTATCTATTGAAGCAACTATAAAACGATACACCAATGAAAATGGTTTTGCTTGGGGTATTAATACAGTGATGAAATCTTTAGCACCTGATGCTAGTTATGATCTTACATCTGCTGGTGAGTTTATTATAGATAGATGGGATTCACCATTACCACAACCAACATCACAAGAAATAAGAGATGAATATATTAGGCAGCAAACTATAGCTGAGTGCATTGAATACTTTAATAAAGTAAAATGAATATCTTAGTTGCTATTCCATGTTATGGTGGAAACATTTCCAATCTAACATTCCATTCATTATTTAATTGCATCAAACCTTTAAATGATATGGGACACAATCTTAGGATTGAAACACTTCCAACTGAATCATTAATCAATCGTGCTAGAAATAAGTTTGTAACTAAGTTCCTGGATAATAAAGAATTTAATGGTACGCATTTATTATTCATTGATGCTGACATTGGATTTACATTACAGAACTTATTAAGAGTTATAGAATTTAATAGAGAAGTTGTTACATGCACCTACCCTGTCAAAGGTTTCTATTGGCAGCAATTATTAGATCGTATCAAAGAAAATAATAATATAGATGAACAAACAATCCGTGATTATCTTTTGCAATTCAATGTTAATCTTTATCCTAACACAGAATTTAAACAGGGATTCGCAAGAGTAAAAGAAAGTGCCACAGGTTTTATGATGATTAAGCGTAATGTCTTTACTACTATCATAGATAAGTTTCCTAATCTTAAATACAAACCAGATCTAAGAACAGGAATAGAAGGATCAGATAATGCTTACGATTTCTTTCCAGTTGGAATTTATAAAGAAAAAGATGGTGTTAATAGATTCTTATCAGAAGATTATTACTTCTGTAGATTAGCTGAAGAGTGTGGTTTTGAGATCTGGACAGATCTGCAAACTCCTATAACTCATTTAGGCTTTACAGAATACCATGGAAGTTTTATAACTCAGTTAAACAGGAGATAATATGATTACATTAATAATTGGTTTAATAGCTGGAGGTTTCATTGGTTACGCTTATAAAGATGAAATCAGTAAAGCTATTGAATCTATCAAAGCAATCTTGAAAATATAATAATTTAACCTATATACACTTCATTAACCAATGGAGAATATAATGTTAAACTATACTGATATTAAAAACTACTGGAGCAAGTTCTATGCAGATGCTTTTGAAGATGCAAAATCTTTCTGGAAGAACTACACAGATACAGTAGAAAAATTATATAAAAAATAAATAAATAATAGTTATAAAACAATAAGTTATAAAAAATAATTTTATTTACTTATTATTCAATTAACTTTATCTCGCTTTTGCCAAACCAACACAGGAGTTAGCATGGCAAAGAAACATAAATCAGCAGAAGATATAATCTATCAGATTAAAGATCTGCTTGACGATCTAGAACTTAAGATCAATCCTGAAGATAACTACGAAGATGAGGATGATATTGATGATCTTGAAGACGAGGATGAGGATAACGAATAGTTAACCCTTATAATAGGGGTGGGTTAATATCCACCCTTATTTCCAACACAATCTATAATTGACTTATTTTATTCATATACTATTAGTGGTGTATGAAACGAAAGCAAAAGACTACATCTGCTACATCTATTCGTTTGTCTGCACATGAAAAGATATGTGCTGAACGAATGTCGCAACTTATTAAAACAATAGATGAATTGCGTGTAGATGTTAAAGATCTCCGTAATGATATGAGTAAAGGAAAAGGAATTATTTATTTTATTATATTCCTTGGTGGTATCGTTACAGCGATTGGTAGTTTCTTTCAATTTAGATAAACAACACAGGGTTTTACATTGTTAAAGGCAGACAAAGGATTAGTATCCGAAGCATTAGCTCAAGCATACTTTGCTAAAGATCCAAACCTAATTGTATTCACAGCACTGGGTGGCGTTGGTCCAATAGATATTTGTACGTACAACACCAAGACAAAAGAGTATTGCAACTATGACGTTAAGACTGTGTCATATAGAAAGTCAGCTACTAAGTATGCACACAAAAAGAATGATCGTATCAATAGATCTCCATCAAAGATACAACAAGGAATGAATGTTAAGATTGTATATGTATATGAAGATGGTAAAATATTAATCAAATGAATTACGAAGACGTTAAGACACGCATAAAGAAACACGAAGGTTTCTCTGCCAAAGTTTATTTAGATTCACTTGGCAAAGGTACTATTGGTTATGGTCATCTACTTACTGAAGATGATGATTTTGAAGAAGGTATTATCTACGACAAAGATATACTTGAAACATTGTTTGATAAAGATTTTATTAAAGCTAAACAAGGTATGGAAGAATTAGTTGGAACACAGGCATTACCTATGCTTGTTAAAGGAGTTATTATTGAGATGGTATTTCAATTAGGTAAGACTGGTGT